ATATCTGACATCTTTGGTTTCCCCTGTACAGTTATACATTTATTCTATGATTATTTATTAATTTCATAAATTAAACAAGAAATCCTCAAAGACCTTGAGGGATCTCTCTTCAATATTTCTACGAGTTGATTCGGAAATATATCTTTTATATTTAGCAACTCTCGCTTCCTTTAGAATTCCGTTATCCCAGACCCACTCTTTACCTTCCATAATTCCATTCACAAATGCGTCAGGAGCGGAAGGATCTGCTACGATATCAGCAGCAGTTGCAAGCATGAAATCATCGCGGACATAGTTAGCACCATTTCTTTCTTCAATCGATCCCATGCCTCTAGAAGAAACGCCGAGTTTAACACCAGACTCCAAAAGGTTTCTAGCAATGTTACCCATTGGAGTTGAAAGAATTTGTGCCTTGCCGATGAAGTTGCTACCCTCTGCTTTGAGAGAAACAATCTTATGTGATACGCGATCTAGATTTACAGTAGGTCCATCAGGATGACCTAACTCACCGAGAGCACGACCAGCGGCAACATAACTCTCGTTGTATCTTCCAACTTCACGCTCTAACACATTAAATGGATATACACGACCGTTACGGTTTTTGATATCTCCCTGAAGGAAAACACCTTCGATGTAGAGATTCTTTTTTCCGTTAGATTCTTCTACGAGAACTTGTACGTCCTCAATACTCTCGGTGATTAGTTTCATTCTTCTGTACCTTCTTCGGGGATCTCAGTTTCTCCTTCTTCTGCGGAAGCAAAGAAAGATTGTGCTAAAATTTCTTTGTATGATTTCATCGACTCTGCTGCTTTCGCATACAGATGGTCGTTGATTTTATCGATTGCGTCAATCTTATTACCATCTGCGATGGCATTGATAATATCAATAGTTTCCATATAATTTAACCGTTTAATAATTATTTATCGGAATCGTTTCCTCCAGATGCCTTTTTAGGCGCTGGTGCTGCGGGAGCTGGTGGCGGCATTGCCGATAATTCCAGTGCCTTTGCATTCATTTTGTTTGTATGCACTGGGTCTGGAGTTAATCCAGCATTAATGTCAGTCTTCATTTGCTTGTCAATTTCTTCATACTCAACGTCAGATTGCTTGAGAATTTGCTTTCTTACATATTCAGTAGAATAATATTTTCCAACAAAAGGATCAATTTTCATTAGAATATCTAAGCGGGTATTCATTAACTCCGCATCACGAAGCTCGGAGAAATGATTGTCGAAGAGGAAATCATATTGAATATTCTCTTCCATCTCTTCCCAGTCTTCTGGGGTGATAATGCCTTTCAAGACTAATTGAGTCTTGAGCATATCATGGAACATGAAGGCAAACTTCTTGCGAAGTCTTCCAACAAATTTGTTAAACTTTAATTCGTCTCTTAAAACTTCTGTAGTCTTACCAAGATTAAATCCTTTGTTGTCATCAGTTAATCTTGATGGTGGGAGGTTGAGAGAGTTGTAAAGTTTCTTGCGGAAATACTCAACGTCTTTTAACTCACCTAGATTTTGACCACCAGGAAGTGTAGTAATCTCAGTGCCTCTACCACCTTCACGACGAGGAAGCCAGAAATCCTCAAGCATACTCATATGCTTTTTGTCATCACGGATTTCTCCAGTTGAAGCGTCATAGACTAACTTATTTCTATAACGATTCATTACTTCGCGGAGGTATTGCTCTGCTTTTACCTTTGGAAGATTGCCAACATCAATGTAGAAAATTCTTCTTTCTGGTGCTCTTGATAATCTATAGATAACAAGAGAGTCTTCAATCATGCGAAGCTGGTTGAGTGCTTTGATTGACTTGTGAAGATAACTGAGATTCATCTTCTTGTTTAAGTCCATCAAACCACAAGGAGCAAATGTGATGGAGTCTGCAGCAAATCTAACTCCACCTTGCATTGGGTCTGGACCACCAGCAAATGAAATGAAACCTTTTGGATTGTAGAGATAATACTCGATGTATTCACCAAAGTCATAAGCATTAGCAGATAAAGCAGTATCACCTTTATTCATTAACTGCTGAGATGCTTTATCTCTATCTTGAATTCTTTGTTTTACCTTTTTAATCTTGAGCGGATCGACGTAGCGAAGTTCTAAGATACCAGCTCTAGGATTTGCAAGGTCTACAACTTTGTGATAATACAGACGACCATCAATATACCAGTTGCGGAAAATTTCGTGTGCTTTTTTATCAAAATGTAAAAGTTTTTTGATATACTCAAACTCTGTGCGAATCTTATTTTTGATTCCTTCGCCAACTTCCAGGTTGGATAATTCAATCTGCACCGCAGATTGATCTTCATTGCTTACAATAGCTTCATTAACAATTTCATCAACTGCACTATCAACTTCTGGATGCAGCGCCATATCACGATAGCGCCTAATGAGATCAAACTCATTACGCGCTACGCCTTCGATATCTACATAATGACCGAAGTAACCACCAGCAACGGTAGCTACTCCATCATCTTGTTGTGGTGGGATTGGGGACTGTCCCTTTGGTTTTGAAACAGCCCCGTTTATTGAGAAACCGAACAGTTGACTCATTTTTTAAATTTCAATCTGATAACTTATTTATCAGAGTTTAATATCAGCGCCTTTGACTCCAGCAGCAGTGCCCTTAGTAGCAGTCCAGTATTGTAATTGGAATTCAACAGTGAAGTCCTCAATCTGGTCGTTGCTATCATAAGCAAGGTCGATTTGAGAAATGTTAGTTGGGAAGCATCCAACTAATGTATAAGTTCTTAAAACAGAACCTTCATCAGTTGAATCTCTTTCTAGTTGTTTTACAGTTAAGTCAACTAGATAACCAGTATTACTTCCGTCTGGTACCCACGTAGAAGCAGTGTTTCCTTCGTGACGATTCATTCCTTCCATCCACTTCTCGAATCCATGACGGATTTCAAAGTTTCTATCGTTGATTACTGTTGCAGTCCAAGTGTCGAATGTTCTATCACCAGCAATTTTAACCGTTCTTCCTCTGAAAGGAACTTCGATTACACCCAAATTAGATGCTGGCAAAGCAGCAGCTTTGCAAAGCATGTTTACTGTATCTTTTGTTGGTGCTTCTCCACCTAATACAGTTGGGAATTGAAACTCAACTAAGAATAAATTATTTTTAACGCCCTGTTTTACGTTATTTAAAAAAGTTTTGATGTTGCTATTGACAGCCATTGTTAGTTACCTCTATTTGTTAAAGTTTATAAAAAATCAAACTTGACCAGTTACTTCAGCAAATGAAACACCAGTTTTGGTAGCAACAAAAGTGATAGTAATGTAATTAATCGACCTTGCTGGTTTTACATAAATCTCAGCAACAAATTCATTTCTATCAATCACTTCAGGTGTGTTATTTGTTTCGTCGCAAACTACAAGATAATCAGTAACTCCTCTCTTCGCTTGCACTTCACCCATGTATGCGTTAACAGTTGTGAAGAAAGAATTTCTCGTTGTTGAATCATTAAGCTCAAACAATACTGTTTTAGCAACAGAGTGAATTCTCTTTTCGATTGCAAGGAATAGACGACGGACGTTAATGCGGTCAAATGCACTTGGAGTTGATAATGCTGTCTTGTCTCCGAATAAGACAATGCCTTGTCCAGGGAAAGAAGTGATAGGATTGATTCTATTCTGATAGAGCTCATCTCTATCTGTTTTGCTTGGGGTATATGCTAGTTTAATAGCATTTCTTAGATTTCCTCTTTGTAGACCAGCAGGTGAGAACCAATCTTCGAGAGTTACTGAAGTTTGGACACAGAGACCAGCAACATCTCCACAGCAAGGAATGTAACGATATACATCGTTGTAGCGGTCGTAGATATACTTATAACCACTATCAAATACAGCATATGATGTGCTTGTCATATTGCTGAAATAATCTTTGATTGCTGTTAGTTGAGCAGCTGAATCTGAAAGACCTACAAACTCTTTGTAAGGAGAAACGAAAGCAACGCAATCTTTTCTGTTTGCTGCAATAGAAATTGCTTTAAGTGCTTTTGTTTTGGTAGCATCTCTTGGAGTGGCACCGTAAGATACGCTACCACCAGCAAGAATGAAATCGATATTGATATTTTCAATATCATTGAATTTTTCAAGAGCTGCTTCTAAAGAAGAAGTGCCAACCTGATAACTATCAACACCACCATCGAGAGATAATTCTACTTCTCCAGCAGCAACTAATTCATCTGCGTAAACATATCTTGATCTTCTATTAACTACATTTGGGTAGTAGTTTGTTTCGCCTTCGCTGTTTACTGCAGTAGATAATCTAGAAACATAAAGGAAAGTTTCTAGAAGAGTTCCAGGAGTGCCAGTGATTGCACCACCTTCATCAATAACTGCTACGTGGCAGGTATCTGAATTCGCTGGTCTAGGAGCTAAAGTTGCCCACTTAGCAGTGCCGTGATAAGTTGCTGTTGAATATGCGAGAGAAGTTACGCTACCATCGATGACAGAAACTTTAAGACCATTGCCCCATGTGCCAGCTGTGCGAGCAGCAAACTTATAAGTTGTTGTGCCTTGCTGTGCTTCAAAATCTGTGTAGGAAGTAATTAAAGGAGCATTTGGATTTGCGCCATCGTATTCTGTTACAGCATTCTTAAGTGTTGTGTCCGACACTCTAACTACTTGTAGTTGACCACCATAACTGAGGAATGTAGAAGCAACATACCAATCCTCGTAGTTATTGGCATTTGGCTTTCCAAATGTGTCTACTAATTGTTTTTCTG